TCGGGTCAAGCTTCAGCTTGGCCATCGCCTGCGGGGACAGGAATACGTGGAAGGTTTCCTCGCCGCCGTTCTCCTTGATGCCACGGATGTAGTTGTCCTTGGCGTAGGCCTTCAGCTGGACGAACAGCTCCCAGCTCGGGGTGTCAGCGGCCAGGAACGACGCCGAAGTGTTGGTTTTGTCGGCGGGCGCCATCAGGGACATGGAGGCTTTGTCCCAGGTCAGGATGCGCTTCGCCGACGGAGCGGTGACGTCTTGAGCAAACTCAAGGTTGGTCATGTCGGAGCCGATTCGGGTTCCGCCGGAGTTCTTGTTGGCGTAGGACATGCCGGCCAGAGTCAGGAAAGCCATCTGATCGATGCGGTCGGACAGCCAGTACGCCAGCACGTCGCGGGAATTCTCACGGAAGGTGACGACGGACTTCTGGTCGGCCATGCGACCTTCGTGGCGGTTGGCGTGACGAATCTGGTCGATACGGATGACCTGATCGAAGGACTTCATCGCCTCTTCGTTGCCTTCCAGCGTGCGGTCGCCGGCAACGCCGTCACCTTCGAGGTCAGCCAGCAGGGTGATGACTGCGCGAGCACCCTTTTCGGATTTCTTCAGCTCGGTGATGTGCTGAATCATCGAGTTGGCGTCGGAGCCCATGAACTTGTTGACGAAGCTCATGTTGCGGGCCTGGGACCACAGCTGCTTGGACCACGTGGTCTTTTGCTCGCTGGTCAGCAGGGCAAAGTTAGTAAAACTCATAGCTCGATACCTCCGTTATTGTTGAGCCGTGTTTTCGCGTGTGAGCTTTCGCTCTCCAACACACTCTCGCGGTGTCTGCGTCTGCCTGTGTCGCTGGCAAAGTGCGAAGTCACGGCCTTAACGAGGTCGAGTCGCCCGGCTTTGTCGCCAACCGGGAAGCGGGTGACAGGCTACAAACCGCCTATCAGGGTTTTGAAACCCCGCTGGCATGTGAATTGCATGCCAGCGGTCAGACTCTATCAGAGCGCATCAGAGTGCGCAATGATTTGAAGCACCGGATCACCCCCTTTCGTTGTTGCAATTCGCATCGTTCACTTGCTTCACGAACTTCCTGGCCACCTCGGTTGCCGTGGTGTAACCACGACCAGAGATGTAGACCTCAGTTCCAGACCGAAGGGTGACGGCGACTCGTGAGTTGGAGACCGCCACGGTGCTGACGTCACTGGATTCAATCCAGCGGTCGTCTTGGATTTCAATGAGGCTCATTCGACAACCACCCAGTCTTCGGTCAGCATGTCGGCTTGCGACGCCAACCAGCCAGGTTGCATCTTGCCGTCAGCCGTTTTCATCCCAATACAAGGCTGCATGTCGAAGAACTCGTGCGTGGCATTCCCTGGATGTATGTTGCAGAGCCACATCCCCTTGCCGTTCCAGCCATGCCGAGCGACCCGCTTGTTTGCCTTCAGGTGCATCAGTGCCCAGCCGAACGAGCCGGTGGTGTACGCGTTGCGCCACTCCACGATCCGATGCAAAGCGTCATCGACGTTGTCGACACGAGTGGCGTCGAGAACCTGGAGAACGAAGTTGCGTCGGGCCTTCTCCTGCTCATCGCGGTGCTGATTCACGTCGCCGCGGGCTTCGCGGGCGCGGTCTTCGGCTAGAAGGTAGCCTTCGAACGCCCATGCCGCGTCGAGCGCCTTGTCGTAGGCGTATTCCTCTCCGAGCGTTTGATTGAAGTTTTCGACGCTGACACAGCTCGACTCGCCGCGAACAGTGAAACCGTTCTGCATGGTCAGCTGACAGATCGTCGTGCGTCCGTCAGGCATCAATACGTAGCTGACGTTGGCGATCTTGGCGATCAGTGCTTCCTTGGTGACTTTGGTGGGTAGGGTCATGGCATCACTCCACAAAGTCGCCGCGCATGCGGGCGAGCACGTCAGCCGGGAGGGCGTTGAATTCCTTGTAGGAGAGCTTGTTCGGGTCCATCTCGCCCGGCTTGTCCTTTCCCGCCTTGTCGCTGTCCATGCCGACGTCCTTGAGTGAGCCGGGCTGCTTCTTGGACGCTTCCACGGACGACTTCAGGGCTTCGAGTCGTCGGCGCTCGGTCTCCGCGGCCTTGGTGTTAGGCTTCTCTTCCTTCTCAGCGCCGGTGGGTTTGTGGCCGAACATCTCCATGATGTCCTTGCCAGCCTTGGCCAACGCCTGCGATGGGGACATGCGTGCGTCGGCGATGAGACGAGTCTGCTCGGCCAGGACGATCTCGACGAGCCGGGCGTTGTAGTCCTCGGAGTCTTCCTTCAGCACCGGGTACGCACTCTGCAACTCGGAGACGACGGCGTCGATGCGCTCAACCTCGGTGGCGGCGCTGCGAGCTGCGTCGGACTCGGCTGTCTTGGCCGAAGCGACGGTCTCGGTTTCAAGACGGGAAATCTCGCGGTCGACCTTGCGGGCTTCCTTCAGTAGCTCGGCAGCCTTCTCAAGGTCTCCGTCAGCGATCGCTGTGTCACGAGACTTGTGGAGCTGAAGCGCCTTTTCTTCCAGCTCGTCGATCTTGCTGGTGACGGGCTGTTCGACAGGCTTCGCCTTGTCCTCGACAGCCTTCAGGCGAGCTTCGTACTCGGCCAGCCGGCGCTCGGCGGCTTCGGCCCGCTCGCGCTCCTTGGCTACCTGCTCGTCGAAGCGGCTCTTAGGAATGCGGACGTCTTCCTCATCGCGCTCCTTCTTTGCGAACTTGCCATCGGCGCCACGCGTGGGTTCTTCAACCTTCGCCTCTTCAACCTTGACCTCTTCGGTCTTGGCTTCGGCTTCCTTGGCCGCGGCAACCGCAGCTTCGGGCGGAACGTAGTTGTCGCCGCGGTCTTCGATGATTTCGTCGTCCATCACTTAACTCCTGTCTTAGTGGGTTGTTTTGCCTGCATGAACCCTTCGGCTCTGCGTGCGGTTGCGTCTTGCTGCTTGATTTCCTGGTCTTGCGCGGCCTGCTCTCTGCGCAATGTCATCTCCTGCTCGTGGGCATCGCGCTTGAGGGCAAACTCTTTGTCCAGAGCCTCCTGCTTGAGCGCAAAATCGCGCTCCATCTTCTCGCGCTCCAAGGCTGCGTTCACCTCGATTTCCTGCTGCTTGATGCCCGCCTCCATCTGAGCCGCAGCGGCAGGGTCTTCGGTGCCGATCTTTGCCGCCTCTGCCTCGGCCTTTGCCAGTTTGAGCTTGGCGTCGGCCTGCTTGACCATCGCGTCGGCCTCGGCGGTTGCGACCTGGGCGTTGAGCATCCGCATCTCAAGCTCGGCGCGCTGCTTGGCCTCGGGGGAGTCCTTGTCGCCCTCCATCTGCTTGATGATTTCGGTCTTGCGCATAAGCCGGCTGTTCTCAATGATGACGGCGTCAGGGATGTTGATTCCCTTCTCACGCATCCCAATTGCTTGGTCGAACTGGGTGTCTTCCAGCGAGGCGCGATACGGCTGGCTGGTGACGACGATTCCGTACTCACCGATAGTGAGGTCGTTGACAATGCGACCCGCCTCCGAGTCGTAGCTGTTCACCGTGAACTCTTCCGGTTCGCGCGTCGGGTCTTCGTGGGTGATGGTCAGGATGCGCTCTTCGGTGTAGTAGCCCTGTACTACGTCAAGGACGTTGCGCGCCAGAATCCAGTCGGTGCGCTCAAGGTTGCTCATTGGCTTCCCGAGGTTTGTCGACCCAGCCGAGCGCTTGGTTGCGATGGCTTTGGCGGCAACATCCTCGCGGTCAAAACCCTGCATAGAGTCGGATACGCCGGAAATGCCTTTGATGTGCTCTTCCGCCTTGTAGCTGATGCGGTCGAGACCTTGCGGCGTGGCGTTCGGCGTGATTTTCTCGGCGTCGGCTGGATCATTCAGTTCAAGCACCAGACCGGTCTGCGCACCCTTCATCTCCAGCTCTTCAATGCTCATGTTGACGAGCGAGCCGGCTTTTACTTTCCAACCGCTATTCGCGGTTGTGTTGACAACGTGCAACTCCTGACTGGACGTCTTGTTCAGAAGCTCCTGCGAGCCAATCAGGTTTTCGACCAATCCGATGGTCTTGCCGTACCGGAAGTATGGGAAATACGGAACAACCGTGAAGTGCTTGTATGGAGACCAGTCATCGTGCAGAACGACGTTGTCTGCGGTGACGGTCCATCGAACGCGCTTGGTCAACCTCTTTACGACGGATATGTTCGGCCCGTTGGTTTCAAGAAACTGGGCTATCCGATTCCGATCCCATTCAGACGGTACGATCCGAAGGTCGCCGGTGGTGACGTCGACGAAGTGCTCACACTTGTCCAGCTTGCGATACTGCCGGTCGATAACACGGACATTTCTGCGGACATTTGCGGTGTCCACAATCCCGTAATAGCCCGCCAGGAGCTGGTTTCCACCGAAACGATCACGGACACGTTCGATGGAGTCATACCCATATGGGTATGCCGACCCGTCGCGCGTCTTCAGAAGCTCGGCATCTTCCTTCGAATAGATGATCTCGATGTCCTGCGGGGTCATCCACTTCGTGGTGAACACGTCGGCCCATGAATCAGGGTCGTATTCCTCGGCGTCAGGATCAACCACCACGTTCTTGGAATTGAGGTTGGTGATGCGAACTTCCCCTCGCATGCTGTCGGTGAAGTCGAGACGCACGTCGAGAAAACCGCGGCCTCGGATGCACCCATCCGCGAACAGTTCACTGCGGACCCACGGAAGCTGGTTGTTCTGGGCGATCTGCATCCAGACCTTGGTCAAGGCCTCGGCGGTCTCAGCCGGGGAGCCTGCGCTTGGCTTGAATAACACCTCGGCCATGTTCTCGATCTGCACACCGAAAACGGTGGCGAGCGTGCTCAGAATCTTGTTGATGGTGAGAGCGGGTCGGCGCTGCAACCGAAGAGCGTTGATGTCGGTCTGCGACCACTGATTACCGGCGAAGAACTCTTCGCACTGGTTGGCCTTTTCGAGGAACTGGAGATGGCCACGATCCCTGGAATATTGGAATCGCATCCATTGTTCTGTGGCCAGTTCGGCGTTAACGGGCATGGTTGGTCACTTCAGAAAGCGGAGCTTGTATTGGGTCTGCCGGATGCAGGTGACGATTTCATCAACGAGGTTTTCAAGGTACGAGTCGTCGGCGTCCCAGCACTTATGACGATTCGCCTCAATCCACGAACTCAGGTCTTTCATGAGCGCGAGAGGGTCGTCGTATGGCGTGTAGCGCGGTGGGTAGGTGTCGATGAGACCGTAGTCACCCTGGTATGCCTCGGCGAGGGTGTCAGCCAGATCAACGATCTCGTCATAGAACTCGTTCAGTGCCTTGTGCTGGGCATAGTTGCGTGTCTTCAGGTGAAGGACGTGCGCCGCTGTCCTGGCGTGAAACAGCTTGATGATGAGTTCGCCGATCATGGCTTCCTTTCAGATTTCGTCAGAGTGTATCAGAGTCGCTGCGCGGAACGTAAGCCCCGCGCACTACGGGGGTTGAATTTAGATGACGATTTTTGCCCGTCGTGCGGCTGACCCACTCCCACTTATCGCTGGGATTCGCCTTGCCGCGGTTCTTGTTGTAGAGGCGCTAGGCCAGTTGTGCGTTGATGTGTAGTGCCGCGCTCTCCAGGGAGTCAAACGCCGTGCCTCCGTTGCGCTCAACCATCTGCGCTACCGCCCCGAGGGATTTCCATTGCCCGTCCGTGAACTTCTCGTCACCGTCGTCGCGCAACCTGACAAACACGGTTCGCGCCGGGCGCTTATTACTGTCGTCGATCACTTCCGCAACCGAATAAACCCCGGTCATCTTCGGCGTAATGACGTACAAACACACGTCGCATTCTTCCCGCTGCCGAAGTTCTTCGGCCATGCAGTCAGGCGTCCAGTCATCAACCACCGGGTTGAAAAAGCCAACTTCGAGCATCGGAATAATCCGGTTGCGCCAATCCGATTCGTTACACGTACCACCCAAAAATACTTTCATTTTCCTACTTCCTTTCTTCGTCATCGTGCCGCCGAACCCGTCAATCAACCGGAAAGCCCTGACGGGCTTTCCGGTTATCTCAGGCGTCAGGCGGCAGCCAGCTTGCTCCGCAACTCGTAGCCCA